ACAAGCCGCTACAGTGGTTCGCATTTACAATGAAACCGAGGCACAACGCGAGGAACGTAAAGCTGCAAGACTAGCAGAAGATGCATCATCTCAGCATATTGGTGAGGTTGGGCAACGTATCGAAATGACTCTGCAAGTCAGAAAGATCATCGCCATCGATGGCTATTACGGCACAGTCAACATTAACCTGTGCAAGTGTGGTTCTGACGTTGTGGTTTATAAAGGCTCTAATCGTTTAGACGTTTTTTGCGAAGACGGCACTGACACTGTAACTGTCAAAGCTACCATCAAAGCCCATGAAGTGCGGGATGGTATAAACCAAACCATCATTAGCAGGCCTACAGTGCAATGAGCGATCTTTTTAACTTCTCAACTCGCCGTGTCGGCGGCCTTCGATTTGTCAAAATAGGCCGCCTTTGTTTTTCATTCTGTATCACCCGCAACTACACCGCACTCTAATAGGAGCAACTCGCATGTCAGATAAATTCGATATCTATCAGCACGTCACAGACCGCCTCATTGAGCTAATGGAAACCGAGGGGACCGATTGGTCCAAGCCTTGGCGCGCTTCAGGCGTACGCGCTTTTAACGTCGTATCGGGCCGCATTTATTCGGGCGTCAATCCTTTAATGTTGGCGCATCGTCAATGCCCGGCGTGGGCTAGTTTTAAGCAATGGAAAGAAAAGGGCTATTCGGTTCAAAAGGGCGAAAAATCAACTATCGTTGTATTCTGGAAGCGCGTAGTCACAGAAGATAAAGAAACGGGCGATAAGAAAACCATCCCATTGTTGCGCTATTACCGCGTTTTTAATGGCGAACAAGTACGCGACGCCGATGGCAATAGCTACAAATATGAATTACCGCCCATCGTCACTAATGACATTGAGCGCGTCGCAAATGCTGACCGCGTAATCAATGAGGCGGGCGCTAAAATTAACCATATCCAAGGGGATCGCGCGTTCTATTCAGTCAATGAGGACGCTATCACAATGCCATTAATCGGCCAATTTGAAAACGTGGCCGGGTATTATGGCACTCTATTGCATGAGCTAGGCCATTGGACAGGCCACAAGTCACGCCTATATCGTCAATTCGGCAAGCGCTTCGGATCAAAAGCCTACGCATTTGAAGAGCTAGTCGCCGAGTTTACGTCCGCCTTTCTTGGCGCAAGATTAGAGATTGATAGTGAGCCTCGCGCCGATCACGCGCAATACCTCAATAGTTGGGTATCTGTATTGCGTGATGACAAGAAGGCCATCTTTACCGCTATTAGCGCCGCTAAAAAGGCGTCTGAGTTTATCTTCCCTGAGCCTAAACAAGAAGAGGAGTTAGCAGCATGAAGTATAGCGTTACTTATGAAATTATTACCGAGGAAAGCGCCGAGCATGGCGACGCCGAGGAACGCGGGTTCATATCTGAAGGTGTATCGTTGCGTGACGCCATCGACGATTTAATGTCAGTAAGCGCCGACGTTTCTTGCATAGAGGCAAATGATAGTTATGACCCATATTGGGTGACATTCTGTTATGCCATGCACTTTGCCACGGGCGATTATGAAAATAGGTCATTGCACCTACCAAGGAATCTTTCACTTGCGACACGCAAGCGCATCGTGCGCCTATTGGGAGCTAAATAATGAAACGCAACCCACTCATTATCATCGCCGAGTTTCTAACGATTGCGGCGTTCTTCGCCGGATGCTTCGCCTTGCTGGCACTAGCGCCCGAATTAAACCAAACAATAATAGAGTTAAAAGGGGGCAATTAGCCCCCTTCTTTTTGCGCCTCTTTCCCCTCAGGGGTAGGCCACACGAAGCCTTTATCGGTAACGACTAGGCCGCGCTTCTGTAGTGCGTTTCGCGCTGCACTGCGCGCTTGTGCCGTTTCGTCGGGCGCGTCGCGCTTGTGTGCGTCATGCCATACCGTAGAAAGTACCTTCTGAGCCTGTGCATCTATGATTGTATTCGTTAAAATACGCAGCGCGTGGTATTGCGAGGGCGTCAATCTAATCTTGGCCTTGCCTTCCACCTCGACACGCTCCAAGACTATTGAACTCTCACCTATGAGCGCGCGTTGGATCATACGAAAACGCAGCGGCTCAATTTGCTCGGCGTCTTTTTGCTTTTCAATCTCGCACGTTAGCAGGCCGTATTCTTGGCTTAACTTGAGAACACTATCTGAGCCACCTAGAAGCGCGCTACTGCCACGCATACCGCGCGCCGAGTCCTTCCCGGCGTGGTGGATGCCTAGCAGGGCCCCGCCTGTATGTGTTTTTATGGCGTCACAAGCTGCAATAAATAGCCCCATGCTATCTGCGCTATTTTCTTCATGCCCTAACAATGCACGCGCTACTGTATCCACCACCACAAGCGAAAAGTTTTCGCCTATCGCGTCGATAGTGCGTAGAAGGCGTTCTATATCGCCGTCATTAGCGAACGCGACGCTTGCGGGTAGGATATATAGCGGCGCATCCTCACGCCACCCACGGGCGTACCTGAGAGCCTTCACGCGCTTACCTAAACCCGCTGCCCCTTCCCCCGCTATATACAGCACTCGCCCTTGCGTCGTGGGTAGCCCGTGGAACGGAACGCCGCGCGCTATGGATAGCGCCAAGTCTAACGCAAAAAACGTCTTTCCTACCCCCGGCGGGGCGTACAAAATGCCCAATCCTTGCCGGGTTAGTAGGTTTTCGACGGCCCAATCAACGGGCGGCAATGCCATCAGGTCTGACAGGCTCAAAATGGGGAACAAATCGGGAAAATCCGATTTTGGGCCTTGAAGCCCCTCACCCGCCAGAGGCGTTTCATCATTTTGTTGGGACAAAACTCCGTTGGCTTCAGAAAAATCCTTCCCATTTTCCTGTGAAATTATTTCTGGTGCCTTCTCGATTTTAGGTGAAACCTTAACTGCCTGTTTAAACGCGCTTAAATCTCTACCCGAATTGAACCAATCAACGACATCACCTTTTGGTGGTAGCCCTTGCAGTTCAACGCGCTTTATCTCGGCAGCTACACCCCATAGCTTTTGGATCACCACATCAGCGTGACGTTTACCCGGCTCATCATTATCAGGCAGCACGATCACGCGCCTACCTTCAAAGAATTTATTCAACGGATCGCGCCACTTGCCTGCGCCACCATGTGAGGTTGTGGCGACGAGGCCGTGTCGCGCTAATGTATCCGCACACTTCTCGCCTTCGACGATAAAGATTGGCGCTTCTGGATTCTTAATAATGTCGGGCAGGCGGTATGGTAGCGGTTCAATGCCGTCCATATTATAGACCCAACTCTCGCCCGCTGGTTGCCTTTGCTGAAACCTACGCGGCTCAAATCTGAGAACTTGATATCGTAGCTCTCCGTTCTCGTCATAGTAGCTGTAGGCTTTGCTAAGAAACTCTCGTGGACGTAGCTTCTCAACTTGTTGCGACGAGATACCGAACTTGCGTTGCAGGACGGAACCAATCCCACCGAGCGTTGCACCCTCTTCTCGTTTGACAAGATCAATTACTCCCCCACCTTCACCACCGTTCGTTTCAAAATCGTACCAAGTACCCTTGCGAAGATCGACGGACTTACTCCCATGCGTCCCCCATCTCAGCTCGTGTCCTCGTTTTGCAGTTGGCTCACCCCAGTAAGTTGTTGCCACCTGTTGCATATATGCACCAATATTGTCTGTCATGCGTCACCCTAGTGCTTACAAATTTGGGCGGGCAGCGTAGTGCCACCCGCCCTTGATTGTCAAAACAAATCGTCGTCATCGCTTGATGCGGCGACAGGTTCTGGCTTGGCTGGTGCATCACCATCCATTGCTTCGGGTCTATCTACCCACCCCGAAATACTCCACGATGGAACGCGATAGGTAGACTTCGATCCATCAGGAGTTGTGATGGATATCTTCTCGATTGACGTAATCGCAATCACTGGAACCTTACCTTCGTTCGCGCTACGCTCTGCCTCAAATGCAGTGTGTAGCTCGTCCATCTTACGCAACACAGTCTTAGCTGAGTGAGAGAACTCACGCAGACCAAGCTCTTTATTGTAGATGCGTAAACGGAAAGCGTTCTTATGGTCAGCGGTAGGACGGGCTGGCATTTCGCCACCAATCTTAACCATGTGGAAGTCAGGCGCACCGCCTGCGAAGGACAACCAACCGACTTCAATGTTATCGAAGTCTGCGATGAACTTGACAGGAATATCCATGTCATTCTCGTCGCGTGTCCACGCACCACCTGCGTCCTGATACCGATCCACTTTGACCATCGCACCAGACTTAGCATCCCACTTCACGATAGGTAGGATATCACCTGATGCTTTAGCTTCCGTTTGAAAACCTAATGCCATTCTTTACTTTCCTTACGTTGAATTACGCTCACACCATTGTGAACGCTTCGATTGGGAAGTGAGCGACAGGTTCAACATCATCTGCGTCTCCTCTGTCATACCTACCTCCCATGCGTACCTCAAACGGTGATGCAAAATCGCACCAATATAATCCGTCGAGATACTGCACTAGCAGAATAGAGCGTGTGCCACTCACGTCTGCTAATTGCCTCGCAGCCAAGACCTTACCCAGCGATATCAGTAGCGTTGGGTAACGGTCATGGTTATTTCTTCGTGCTTTGATTTCTGCCCAGCCTTTTAATTTACCGTTCTTGAACATGGCAAAATCTAGGCGATAAGACATAGGCAGCTTGTAAAGCTGTATTCCTTTCCTCTCCATTTGTGCAGCGACCTTACGCTCGACAGTTAAGTCGGCTGGTCTTTCGTATCTTGGACGCACATTAACTCTCTTGCTATATAGCAGAAGGTTTCAAAATCTACCTCTACCGTTTTAATCCATCCGATGTTTTCGGTTTTATCAAACATCAAACCGATGGTGCTTAACGCTAAGACGCAACGAATAGGTGCGCGATCATACTTATAGATAAGCACTGGCTGTAGATTAGCGCGTGACGCAGCAAAGCACGTCTGACCCCACCACTCTGGCTTGTGTCCATTACCACTCGCATACCGCTTGCACTCAATAGCGAACGGCCATTCATCACACTCAATAGGACGCAGATCACAGAGTTGTGATTGCCTGTACTGCTCAATGTCTCTTTGAAATTTTATTCCAATTTCATCAAACAACATACCAGCAATCTTGCGCTCAAACGCAGCGCCCTTTTGCCTGCCGTTAATCACCGTTTTGCTGCGCTAATCATTCTATCAACACTGGTGCGGCTCTCTTCTTCGTGAACCGCAGCCGCCAATGCAGTGTAAATTATTTCATCAGCCAGAGCCGACATGCTACGGTGTGCGCTCTTCTCTACAGCATCGCGCAACATCTCATGCGTCTCAACTCTAAGTCGCAACATACATGGTTTGTATTCGCTCATAAAAATTTTCTTCCGTTTGCTATTGCGGGTTATGCTTTCAATGTTATATAAACCTGATAGCACATAAATACAACGGGGATAAATAATGTTCAAGCATGAAAAGTATGTACTGTATCTGCGCGTATCGACGGACAAGCAAGGCCGTAGTCAGCTTGGCCTTGAGGCCCAGCAGACAATGGCCTCTCTGTATATGGATAGAGTGATCGCTACATATACAGAAGTTGAGAGTGGTAAAATTGATGATCGTCCTGAGTTAGCTAAAGCGTTAGCACACTGCCAACGTGAGGACGCTGCAATCTTAATCGCCAAGCTCGATAGGTTGTCTCGTTCTGCTTCATTCTTATTCACGCTGCGTGATAGTGGTGTGGAGATTGAGGCTGCTGACATGCCGGGTATGGGTACATTAGAATTTGGTATTCGTGCTGTGTTCGCGCAGCATGAACGCGAAGAGATTAGCCGACGCACCAAGGCAGCACTCGCTGAGAAGAAAGCGCGTGGTGTTAAGCTCGGATCACCTACACCCCATCGTGGTGGAGCTAAGACTGCGGCCACGATCAAGAATAAGATGCAGAAAATTTGTGAGAAGGCATTGCCTGTTGCACAGAAACTGCGCTCTCATGGCGAAAGCTATCGTGCTATCGCTTTAACCTTGAACGAAACTGGAATACCTGCCTTCGGAAAACAATGGCATGACACAGGCGTTCGCAATATGTTGGAGAACTATTCGTAATGGTTGGTAAACTTACACCAGATGATATCGCTACCGCGTCTACACTGCCCTCGATCATGGGGTTCTCTCGGTACAAGACGCAGAATGAAGCACTCGCTGATGCTATCGCAGCGATGGAAGGAACCAAGGAAGATACTTGGACAGGCAATGAAGCAACTCGTTGGGGTGATAGGCTTGAGCCTGTCATCATCGCCGAGGCAGCCAAAAGATTGAACACCAGCAATCTATGTCTTGAGTTTCCTACAGCATTTTTTCATAACACTCTGCCGTTGGCTTGCTCATTAGACGGTACAGCAGAAGGCACTGATAGTATCTCGACTAACTATGATGCAGGTATCTATTGCATTAACCGTCCAGTAATAGATTTATCTGGTACTGGTATTATTGAGTCCAAGCTGACGAGTGCTATGCCAGAGGATCGACCACCACCTTTTCGTGGACCGTGGCAACTACAAGCACAGATGATGTGTACTGGACACAAGTGGGGCTGTATCGCCACGCTTTACCGTGGCATCGAGCTTCGATTGTTTGTTTATGCTGAAGATTTAGAGATGCAAGGTGTGATTGGTGAAACTGTATTGGAGTTTGAGAAGCGTAAGAAGGAACGTGACTGGTATCCATCAGCCTCAAGTAATGATGCTAACACCGCTTACTCTAAAGTGGATGATGGTCTGCCAGATGTAGACTTAGCTAAGTCTTTGGATGGTCAGAAAGCTCTCACTGATTTAGTTGAAGCCAAGGCTGCGAAGGCTGCGGCAGAAGCTAGGATTGATGACGCGGAAGCTACAATAAAAGACATCATGGGTAGCCATGAGAACGCCATAGGTCTGGTAGGTAATACTAAGTATGGTATAAAGTGGGGTATGCGAAACTACAAAGCGACGCCGGAGAAAGTTACTCCAGCAAAGCCAGCCCGTAGTATTCGTTCATCCTCTCTAACTTTGAAGGCCATTGATTGATGGAGAATAGGTATCCCGGAACGAAGCTGCCAGACGTTATCAGCGCGTATCAAAAGGGTGATAGAACTACTGAAGTATATCGCGTCGGTAGTTCATATGGCATCCGATACACCGAAGGCGATAAGCATTGGAATGGTTTCTATGCTACTCACCTTGATGACGTTGAAGCATTGGCCGAGGATTGGGTACTCAAGAACCCCATCAGGATTTAAGGGCTAACTCTAGTGCTGTCTTCCAGCTATCCTCTTCGATAGTTGGGGACAGCATTTTTGATTCTGCTGTGCGTCGAGTAATTTGTTTAGAAATAATTTCTATTGGAAAGAAAATAATCTTTCTCATGTCTAGTGCGACGCAAGCTACAACATCGCAATCTTCTATGGTCAGTGTTCGCTTTGGATTACTTTTACTTGTCTGCCATTGATACGACCAAACATCATTTTTTTTCATCGTGGATTTTACTTGAAGCCTCAAGATGTCTTGGTTTCTTACAGCAATGATATCCATTCCTTCCGCGTCAATGATTGAAGGACTCCAACCGAAGGTGAATAGAACACTACAGGTTAGATGTTCGCCTGCGCTTCCTATGTGCTTTGCACTAAGCAAGAGCCTCTAATCGAGCAGCATGACGCTCAGTTCTATTAGTGGTTTGTTGGTACAGCTTACTATCTCTGAGTTGTGCAGCAGCTTCCTTCCAATCACGATCTTGAATAGCAGCGTGGTGCTTTACAAACTTTTGATAGCGGTTCAACCCTAACTGAAAAGCTAAAGACACGATGGTTACTTGAGCATCCTCTGGTAGATTATCAAAGTCACGTTGTAACCATCTCGCATCTTGTAGCGCTACGGATACATCCTTCTGAAATAACTCGTGGACGCGCTCCTCACTGACAGGACACCCCAAGGGCCAATCATATTCCGGGTCAGACTCAGTTACCAAGTGACCTATACCAACAGTCTTCTTGTCTAGGTGGTCAAGGTAGACCTCGTACATGCAGCCTTCATCATGCTCTAAAAGCTGCCTTAATCTTGCCATCATTTGCCTTGTCCCCGGTAACGCTTCCAAGATTTACGCTTGTTCTTATTTGTTGGACGGCTCAAAGGTGATTGTCCAATGCTCGTCTTTTTCTTGATAGGTATAGGACGCCATACAGTTCCAACAGTTTGCTTAGACATCAACGGGTCTCCGTCTTCTTCACCTTGTCGAATGATCGCATCCCCGCAAGTCCGAGCATCCCAAATAATAACGGCATCATTACAGACATATCTGCCTGCGGAATAACAATACCAAACCCAGCACAAATTGGGCTAACTAAATAGTTTATTCCAAGACCTAATCCACATATCCAACCAATGAGAGGACGCCAGCTTGACTGAAACCAATTACCTTTAGCGTCTGCCTTCAAGACTTCTATCTGTTGAAGTGCAATCTCTTGGGCGTGTTTCTCGCCCATCGTTGCAATCTCGTGAGCGAGTTTAATCTTCGTGTCCTTGTCCTCGATGAACTTATCGAGCAGTCCCGTCACTGGACCTATCAGTGCTTGAATCATCTCTTACTTCTCTTTGCTTGCTTCTAGTAGTTTAATCCTAACCTGAAGGTCATGGATGCTACGCATTAAATCTTCACGTAATGCCTGCCTAGCTAAAGCATTTCCGGGCGACGGAATGATCTGTCCTTGCGGATCAATCAGTTG